GAAGCAGACTATGACGATTTACTTGCTAGAGATGAGCAAGGTAACTTAACACATACAGTATGGAGTAAACCATGAGTTTAATTAAAGTAAAAGGAAGTTCTATTACTGGAGCTTTAGCAGCTGTAGATGGGTCAGCACTAACTGGCTTGAGTGGTGGTATTACTCATGCTGATATTTGGGATTTAAGTTCTACACAAACTGTATCTTCTGGTTTGCAAACTTTTACTGCATGGCAAAGACAAACATCAAGAAACAGAACTCCAGAGGGAAGTGCTATGACAGAAAGCTCTGGTCTATTTACTTTTCCTACAACTGGTAAATGGCTTATATCAGCAAACTTTTATACTGATGGTTACCAATCAACACACTATGTTGGAGTAATTTTAAGAAATGGAAATGATGAAAATTTACAAGTAAGTTACAGTCAAGCAAAAGGAAGTAATCCAAGTTGGGAACACGCATATTTAAATGTTCAAACATTTTTAGATGTAACAGATACTACAAGTAACGATTGTAAAGTATATTTTAAAACAGATGCTGGAGGAGCTAGGACATGGGGTGGTCATGCTACTACTGGTAAAAGCTGTGCTTTATTTATTAGATTAATGGATACATAAAATGGCAAATAAAATTAGATTATATCAAGCAATAGAAAGTTTAAATCCAAATGCAAAATACACTTATTTACATGATGATGATGATAATTCTATTGAACTTATAGATAGTATTAGATGGACAGATGGAACAACGCCAATAGCTAAAGCAGATATTTTAGCTGAACAACAAAGATTACAAGATATTGAAGATGCTAAATCCTAAATGTGATTGTGGAAAAGACGAGTGCGATTGTCAGTAGATGCAAAACTTTATAGCTTTAGTGCTTCTAACATTGTTAGTTGTTGCTTCCAAACCTGTTTTTTCAGATACGAACTCACAAACAAATCAATCTGGTAGTAACACAAATATTACAGGTGGCTACACAACAACAAACAACAACACATATCAATCTGGATCATCTAATGACACGACTTCTACAACTACTAATAACACTACAAACACTACAAGTAATAAGTCTACTGTACCACCTCCTAGTGCCAATTCACCATCATACAGTTCCATGTCGCAAGATGTTTGTAGCATGGGCGTTAGTGGTAGTATTTCTACTAGCTTGGTTGGTGTTAGTGGGGGTAAACATTTTGTCGATCTAAATTGTGAACGTATAAAATTAGCCAAAGTCACAAAGGATTTTGGCATGTCCGTAGCAGCTGTATCAATATTGTGCCAGGATGAAAGAGTGTTTAGGGCCATGATGATTTCTAATACACCTTGCCCAGCACCAGGTGGTTTATTAGGTGACAAAGCCATAGAGTTTTGGGAAACCTATCCAGAATTAAGACCAGATTATGAATATTATATTACACAAAAAGATTACATTGATAAAATCAACGCTGATAAAGTTTGCACTAATTGTGATGTGCAACCTTTTAATATCAACATACACGATAGGTGAAACATTAACTACAGGTAACTTATTACCAAATGCAAACGATGGTGTAGATTGGGGATCTTCTCAAACTGACATGATTAATGATGGTGGTAGTGGCTTTGTTTCTAACGGATCTGTTGTAAATGGATTTACAATAACATGTCCTACATCACAAGCAAACTGTGGTTATAAATATAATGTTGGTGGTGATTTTGAAGTTACAGGTACAGCGACTGTAAGTGTTGATGATATATCATTAACTAGCAATTCTATAACACAACAAATGCTAGATAATGGAATAACATTAAACAGCAAAATAGATGTTGCTAATTGTGAAAGTGTACAAGGAAATTGTGAAAACAAAACAGGTAATGATGATTCACATACAACAACTGTAGATCTAAAAGATAATACTGGAAATATTTTAAGTACAGTATCACAAACAAGAACAACTATAACTGGATTTCAAGGTAGTTGTAATGGTTATCCTGGAGTAAGTGGTGATGGCAGATCTATAGGATGTGGCCAATACACAGATACAATAATTTATAATGATATTGGCAGTAACAAAGTAGACTGGTCCTGGAGTGGTACAGACAGTCACGGATCTACATCCAGTAGAGGTGGTCCAAATCTTTTAGGTGCATCTTTAAATATGACGTATTCTAATACTGAATACAATCCAATAGATAATAATATTGAAGAAGAAATAAACAATATAATTGTTGAGTATGAAGAACTACCACCAATAACAGAACTACCAATATTTGAAGATATAACCTGGGAAGATAATTTTATTTTTACTGATGAAATTATTGAAAATGATTTTACAATTATATCAGTTGACGATTTTGAAGAGCTTGAAACTTTTGAAGATTTTGAAGAACTAGAGATAGCTGAAGAATTTGAAACTATCTTTGAAGAAGAATTTTCAGATGAAGAAATGGAAATTTTAGAAGAGGAGTTTGCAGATGAATTTGATGAACTTACTGATGAAACCATGGATGATGTTGTTGAAGATGAGCCAACTGAAATGGTTGAAACAGAAACCAAAGAAGAGAGTTTTACGGAAAGTAAAAATGAAGAAAAAGAAATAGCAGAAGCTAAAGAAGAAGAAGAAGAAATAAAAGGAGAAAACAATGAAACCATTGCAGAAGAAAAAACCGAAACCAAGAAAACCAAAGGGTTACTAGAAGAAGAAAAAGAAATAGAAGTTACAAAAACAGATGACAAAAAAATAAGTATAGATCTTATTGATAATGTTTCTGTTGAGTTAAAAGAAATTTCTTTGTTTGATGATGGCAGTAAATTATCTGCTTATGATAATACAGATTTTTATCAGCCAGAAAATATTTATACAAATGTAGATAATACTTTGTTTATACAAGCAGATCTATCTATCTACAACAAAGGTATATATCTTAATATAGGTTTAGATAATTATATATCTACTGATCCTGTTGGTCAGCATGAGAAAAAAATATACGACCTTAAAGTACAAAAACTATCAATAATGATAGAATTACAAAAACTAAAGGATTTATTATGATACAAAAACTAACTAACTATGCATCTATTATAGGTGTTATTGGTGCAATAGGTGGTGGATTTTACGCCTGGGGTGAGTTTAATACTAGACTTGATGCAATAGAAAACAAAGAGTTTGTTGTTAATGAAACTGTAGACCTTGCTCCAATAAATGAAAAGATTTCAGATCTAGAAGTAGAAATATTAGATCGTATGTCTGCACTAGAAGATGAGTGGATGGCAAGAGATAATGATTCTAATGATGATATATTAAATGATATTGCTGGTTTAAAATCAGATGTTGAAGATTTATTTGAAAAAGCATCTAAAGCTGATAGCCAACTACAACTAAATATTGTCGAGTTATCTGATAAAACTTTTAAAGAATTTGGTAAAATAAGAGATATGATTAATGAGCTTAACAAACTTATTGCGATTGCACAAAAAACATCTGAATTAAATAAAATATTAATTGATGAAATAAAAGCAGAAGCAAGTAACCCACTTGGATAATGATTAAAGTTTTTATGGCTATAATTATAACCTCTATGCCTGGTTGGGAATCAGTGAGATACCAAGGTTTTTTATATCCAGATTTACAAACTTGTGAAACATCAACTGAATTGTATGTACAAGAATATAAAAATTATGCACAAAGTAAAGGTAACACAGATGCATATTTTGAATCTATTTGTTTCGAAATAAGCTCGTACCCTATTGCAAAATATAACAATTTAAAGTTAGGAATATAATGTCAGATTGGGAAAAAGATGTTGCTGAACTTAAGACAGATATAAAATATTTGCGTGAGGACATACAGATTATGCAAAAACAAATAAGAGATTTAAATGTTTCTGCAAATACAGGCATGGGTTTTTTTAAAGGTATAGTAATAATAGGATCTATATTAGCTGCTATTTATACCTGGTTAAAAATTGTAGATTAGTTTTGTCTTATTTTGGAAACCTACAAAAAATAAAAGTAGGATTAGCAAATGAATACATAGCTGCTGCATGGCTGACTAAAGAAAATTATACAGTTTACTGGAAAACACAAGACAATGATGTCATTGACCTGGTGGCTGTACATAGAATAACAGGTAAAGTTTTAAAGATAGATGTGAAAACTGCATCTATACGCAAAACTTGGAAACCTGGTACAGTAATAGGTAGAAATTTATCTAAATATCAAAAACAGTTAGGAGTAAAAATTTTATATGTTTTTAAAAATGGAAATTGCAAGTTTAAACCAGATAAAAGAAATGATAAAAAGACATGAGGGGTACAGGTTAGAGCCATATCGATGTACAATGAACAAGCTCACTGGAGGATATGGCCATGTTATTTTACCTGGTGAAGAAGTACCAACAACAAAAGATGGTTGGGAAAAAATATTTGACAAAGATTTTGATAACGCTGTAGAGGGTGCTGCACGAATATGTGATGGCATGAGTATGCCTGATAAAAAATTTGGCGTATGGGTTTCTATGGTGTTTCAGCTTGGAGAAAATGGCACATCCAAATTTAAAAAAGCCATTAGTGCTGCCAAGGAAAATAATTGGGATGAATGTGCAGATCAATTATTAGATTCCAGGTGGCATCAACAAACCCCACATCGTTGTGAGGAACTTGCGAATATCATTCGAGAGGAGAACTAAAATGGATAAAATAAAATATATATGGAATGGATTAACTAAAAGAGGAAAAATTTTAGCTAGTTCATTAATTATAATATTAGTATTAATAATAATTAGTTACTTATAATGTGGCAGTTATTAGCAAAACCACTTTTAAGTGTAGCATCTGATAGCGTAAAAGCTTTTGCAAAAAACAAAGCAGCAAAAAACGAACTTAAATTAGAGGAAATAAAAGCATCTAAAAAAAGAATGGAGGACATTGCTGCTGGTAAAATCGCCTGGGAGCAATCAGCTGTAGATCAAATGCAAAGCAGCTGGAAAGATGAATTTTGGACTCTTATCTTTGGAGCAATTTTGGCAGGATGCTTCCTGCCCTGGACACAAGATTATGTTGCAAAAGGTTTTATATTTTTAGATGAGCATACACCACAATGGTTTAGTACATGTTTAATAATTTGTATAAGTGCAAGTTTTGGAATTAAAACAGCTAAAGGAGCTATAGGTATCTTTGGCAAAAAGAAGTAAAAAAATTAAAATAGATGTACCTGGTCTTTGGTTTTTTTCTAAATCAAGAACTGAACAAGAAGAATATAAATTAAAAAATAAAGTTTCCTCCTGTATCAATCACACAGATCATCCAATATTCTCAAAAGACCACATGAGGACCTGGATGTGTGGAAAGTGTTTTTTTAGCAAGTAAGTCTAAATAAACAAGCTCATAGAAGCTCACCAGCGACTTTGTAGCAAGTACGCTGTGTGATTGTACCCCCCTAATTTTTATAAAATTTACCTATTTTGTTACTTGCAGCTGTAAGTGACTTCACGTCTTTCCAGTTGTTTCCTCTTTCATAAAGAACTGTCATATGCTTTGAGCTATGATCTAGATGCGCCAGACTTGTGCTATCAAGGTCTAAATACTTTCTAAATTTAGCACCTAAACTTCTAAAATCATGTGTACTTATGTTTCCATTCCATCCGGATTGTTTAAACAAATCTTTTATGTTTTGTAAAATAATATGATACCAGGAATAATTACCATTAGCAGCTGGTAAAAATAAATCTCTTGGGTTTTGCCATTCTTTTATTTCTTGCAGCCAATCTAAAAATATTTTTGTGTATTCTTCTGATACAAACACAACATTAGCAAAACCTTTATTAGCAAAATCTGTTTCATAAACTCTTGGCAAGTATTCAACAACATTAGTTTTTACATCAATACTTTTATCAATAACAAAACCATTTATTTTTGTACTAAAATCATTTTTTTCTATTGGTATTATTCTACTTATTCTTTGATTTGTTTCCAACAATGTTCGTAAAGTTACAAAATAAAAATTATTTTTTTGTAATTTTGCACAATCTAATACTTTGTTAATTAGATCTATTGTTTCTTTTGGATTATCTGTTTTTAAAATATCTGGTACTTTTTTAATTCTTCTTTTGTATGCAGAATTAAATTCATTACGACTAACTTTTTTAGTAATGTACATTTGTACACCCATATTTTCTTGTGCAGCAACATTTAATATTGTACCAAGTTTTGACCAGCTACTTTTGTTTTGTCTTAATGATAATGTTGTTAAAAATTTTTTCTCCAGGGATGTAAGAAATTCCACCGATATGTTTTTAACAGGGTAGTCTTTCAACATAACCCCATTGTGTTTTATTTTTTTTATAATATCCCAGGCAAACCTACTGTCACGCAAAGTGTTTTCTTTTATTATATTTTTATCTCTCTTTGCAATTTGTATATTATCTTCTATTTGTGCAGCATCACCTAATACTGCATTTATAACTGTATAAATATTTGTATTTATTTTATTTATACACCTAACTCTTTTTTCATCAGCTTCTTGTTTTGTTTGTGCATATATTCTTTCAACAATTTTTTTTGCATTGCTATCGTAAACATCAAAGTAATATTTATTTGTATTTTTTTTGTTTAATCTTTTTGCTGGTGTATTATTTATATTTCTTACAATAAATTTATTCATATATGCTGATATATACTAATAAAATTAGTATAAAAAGCTATATTTTATGTTAGTTTTGTGCCTTTTTTGTGGATTTTCATATAGTCTAGGCCATGTTCTGCACAAAATGGAAAGTTATCAACTATTGCATCTGCTTCTTTTTCACATGGATCTGCACTACACATAATTAATTTTTTTGTTAACGTTGTCATAACTTTTAATACTTCTTTGTGATCTTCTTTTCTTAAATCAGATTTTTTTTCAAGGTCTGGTAAGTATTTACCTTTAAGTTTCATGTCTTTGTTATTTCTTTTAATTTTTTTAGGTTGTCGTTTTCTTCTTTTAGTTTTTTGTTTTCTCGTCTTAACTTCATATTTTCCTCAATCTTTTGTTCATACAAATCTAAAATAATTTGATTGTCTTTCATTATTTCATCTTTTGATTTTTTCTTAACTGTTTCATTGACTTTCGTACCCATGTTTTGCTAAATCCTATCTTTTCAACTAAATGTTTTTCTGCTTTTTTATTTAATTCTTCGCAAAAATCGTTATGTTCTTTTTTTAATTTTTCAATATAGCTGCTACCCTGGTTTTTTACCACGACAGGATAACAGCTGTATGTTTTTTAACCAAAATTAAAATCCACATCATCATCTTCATTGGATTGTTTTTTTGGTGCTGGTCTATTTTTTTTGAAACCAACAGATTTTGTGTATCCAGATTCAAAATCTGCAATAGAAACTTGCAATACAGACTTTGCATTTTTGTTCTGTGTTGCCCAAACATTAAGATGCACTTTTGTACCAGCTTTAAATGTAACATCTTCTTTAATAGTAAATCCGCTTTTTTCTTTATCATCAACAAATGTAAGCGATTCACCAAGAGGATATTTTTTTCCAGCACCTATATGTCTGTCCAAAACTTCTTTTAATTCTTTACCTGGATAAAGATATAAATTAAATTCTGTCATTTAATCCCTTTCTTTTTTTCTTTCAATATCTGTACAATTTCTTTTTTTGCTTCCCTATCTAAGTCATCGTACCACTCACTAAAAGGTTTTTTCTGCTCCTCAACACCAGCATCATCGGAAGCTTTGTCAATCTCGGCAGAGAAATGCTGTACTTGTTCAGCAAGTGACATAGACTTCCAATTAGCTGGTAACGAAGAAGTATAAGAGCTTTTACTATCAGACTTATTCTTTTTAGTAGATACTTCTTCTTCTTCAGCTGTTGCTTCCTCCTCAGCTGAAAACTTATCTTCGTAAAAATCACCATGTAATCCAGCAAGTTTAAGTATAGCTCTTCCAACTGCCCTTTTTTCTGCCATAGCCACAGGATATTTATTAAATGTGTTATGTGGTGATGATTCTCCGTAAGTAATTACTTTTTTCTTATCAGTTTGTGCTTCGCACTTAACAACTGCTATCCTTTTTTCTGTGTTAATTTCTATAATATCTAATTTGTCTATGTAAACTTTTGCCTGTCTACCTATTTCTTCAACATACTTGTATTTTAATACCCATGTACCTTGACAATCCCAAACAGTATCTTTTTTATCAACATTAAATTTATATTTATCTAACAGCTCTAATAATTGTTGGTCTGGTTTCTTTGCCATTATTTTTGTAACTCCAATGTAATTTTGTTAATTAATTTTTTTTGCAATTTTGTATATTTTGGCTGTTTACTTGCCCTTTTTTTACATTCTAATTTTGTTTTTTCTTCCCTGTCCATGTTTAACCATTGTTGTTTTGTACAAATAATTTTTTTGTAACTTATAAAATTTATATCCATATGTTTTCAATCTCCTGTTTTTCTTGTGTAGTAAAACTGTTCCAGTAAAACCCATTACGAAAGTCTAGCTGCACAAACCTGGTTACATCCTTTTTTGTCTTGGCGTTTTGTAATAAATTTTGTCTTACCATCTGTGTTTTTCTTGCTGATTCAACAAGTGCATCCAAATATTCTTTTCTTAATTCATCACAATTATCTTTTGTAAAAATAACATAACCAGGGCCATCTTTTACATTGTTGCCTGTAACATAAACAAGCATCGGCTCTTTGTTTGTTGCTTTCCAATAAAAAGATAACTGTAATAAATGATCATGCATTGGTTTTTTTGGTAAACTATTTGATGCAAATAACATTTGTTTAGTTTTTGCAGATTTACCATTACGCCTAAACCATATTGTTTTAAATTCTAGTACATGTGTTTTTGTTTGTATGTCTGTCTTGCCTACAGTAACAATATCAATACCTGGATATTGCCATTCAACATTATCTTCTGATGTAAGATCTTTGTGTCTTTCAATGCCAAAATCTTTAAGGCCTTGTATAGATCTTCTTATAGCTATTGGTGTTCTTTTTGTAACTTCTGCATAATGTTCCAGGTCATCACCAGAAAACATAATTTTTTTTTCATCTAAATATTCATCAGCTGTAAGTATAGATTCTTCTATTGTTTTGTTTTCAAATAAATATGCACCTAATCCATGTGCATATATTGTAACTTCTTCTTCTGTTGTTGGATGTATAAAAGTTCTGTTTTTATCTCCTTGCACAGCATTACCACCAATCATGTTAGGTGATTTAGGTCTGCTGTTTCTATATTTACGATCATTCAAAACGTAATGCCATATCCAATGGTCCATAGGTTTTGTAAATTGTGCTGGTGAGCTATGTTCCAGGCCATATTTTAGGTAATATTCTGGTATTACGCTATCCATCTAAACCTAATAGCATCTTGCCCTAAATATCGTCAAATGTTTTTTATACTTGTGAAACTATTTGTATAATGCTAGTTGCATTTAGCTTATGAATCTAAAAGATTGGTCAAAACAAAATGGTATTAAAACATTGTACGATTTGGCTGTACATTTAGGTGTTGATGGTACGAAAAACCCAGCTAGATTAGTTCATACCTGGATAAAAGGTATATCTATTCCTAGTAAAAAAAATATGCAAAAAATCATGGAAGCTACTGATGGTCAAGTCACGCCAAACGATTTCTATACCAAGTAAGATAAAAATAGGATCAACGGACATATTTGTCCGTCTTTATGATGGTCTTGTAAATGTTGCCAATGATGAGGGTAGTTATGATGAAACAAAACAAACAATATTAATTGACAAAGAAATTGCACAACGATGTAATTCTTACAGCGTGTTAGTTCTAATGCATGAACTATCTCATGTAATATACAATCAACATCTTTTAAAAGACGCAACAGAAGAAGTTGTTGTTAATGCTTTTAGCCATAGTTTTACTGCTGTTGTAAAAGAAAATCCGGATTTGTTAGAGTGGATAAATAGATGCGTGAAATAAATTTTACTGATGATGAGATAATAAAACTTAAACAATTAATAAATACATTACATCCAAAACCACAAGCCAGGTTTAAAATAATTAGTTTACACAGAATTGTTACAGCTGTTTGTGCTGCACATAACATTACCCAGGATGAATTATTTAGTCCAGATAGAAGAGAAAAATATATTGCAGCTAGGACAGATTATTCTCATTTATCATATAAATTTATAACAAAAAATAAAACAAGAATAGCAAGATATATAAAAAGAAAACATAACATAGTGATAACTAATTGTTTGAAAAAAACACCAACACATCACATGCACAAAATTATAAACATTTTATTTTAATGCTGTTAGATAAATGGAAATTACTTGGTGTTGTAATGAGCAATCGTAAAGTACAACCATCAGCTGAAAGAGTTATGTATGCTTTGTTAAATCGTGAAAACAGCAAGACAAAAGCTCTTTTTCCTAGCCATGAACGATTAGCTCTTGATATAAACATGCATGTCAGATCTGTTCGTAGAGGGTTACAGGATCTTATTGATGAAGAATATATTATTAAATTAAGTAAAGGTGGTCCAGGTGTTGCTACTAATTATAAAATTAATTACGATAAATTGACAAAGTTGTCCAAAACACAGGACAAAGATGTCCAAAATATAGGGCCAAAAAAGGCCGACCAATCCATTAATAAATCCATTAATGAATCCAGAGTAAAAAAATTAATTAGTAAAGTTGTTTTAGGAACTAATCCAAATGTCAAAGCATATAAGGAGGGTAACAAACTAGCTTATAATGATCCTAAAAATGTTGCACAAAGAATATATAAAAAAACCAATAGTATTGAACAATCTGAAGCATATTTAACAATGAAGAATAGTACGAACTGGGATGACAAAGTAAGAGCTGATGAATTTGCCAAACATCTTGGATGCCTAAAATAACAGTAGATCACATAGAAAAACTTTTTGAAGAAGCAGCTGTAACGGATCGCAGACTACCAGCACCATTTAAAAAACAAAGACTAACAATGCCCTGGCAAGAAACCAGGCAAGAGAAAATGTACAAATATTCTTATAACAATATTCAGTATTTTATTCGGCCAAATAGTCTTGATATTAGTCGGTGGTGGATAGCAAGTATTTTGTTGGGTAGAATAGTTGAGGATTTAGAAGTTAAAAGAATAATTTGGTTAAAAGCTAAGAAATTTCCGTATGCTCAGATTGGGCGTTTTGTCGGTAAAGATAGGCGTAAAGTTAAGTCAATTTACCAGGATGAAATAATGTTTATTCGGTTATGGCTGCAACTAAACCAACACCACAAAAAAATAAGTGACATGATTGACAAAATTGTGCTAAAAAAATGATATAATAACGATATTAGTCGGATTTTTTTAATATATTATATTCTTTACAAACTAATAAAAATTTTTTTAAATATCTAGGTGGTTTTGTAGATCCATTAACCCAGCGTGAAATAATATTTCTATCGTTTGTTGTTGCTGTATCCCATAGCAATTTACACAAATCGCCCTGGCTCATCTTGTTTTTATTTAAAAATGTTTTTAATTCGTTTGATTGCATAAAATAGATCTAATATATTATATTATAAAAAAATAAACCCCCTAAATAGAGGGTTTAATTATCGTAAGTAATTTATTTTCGTAAAAATCTGGTTGTTTCATCAAATGATAAGCGATGATAACCCCATTTTTTAGGCCTGTTTAATACTTCTGTATAATTTATATTTATACTTTTATTTTTTATAAAATGCAAAATCGCATAAACATCTAAACGAATTTGTTTGTCAGTATCTTTGCATTTTAATGTTATGTTTCTACCATCGTTAGAAGTAAAAACTGTACTATTTTCAAAGTTTGTCATTTTTTTAAGCTCCTTTTAATAATGGTAAAATAATGATTAACGCTATTAATTGAATTGAACAAATAATTAACATAACCCTTTGTTCACTATCTGCTTTTTTTATATCTTCGATAATAAGATCTATAAATTTAAACATCTTCAAAATTCCTAATTATATCAATTAGTTTTTGATCAATAACTTTATCAAACGAATTTAATAAATCTTTATTAAAGCAACGACCACCAGATCCACATTGAAAAGACTCAACATCAAAATTAAAATGTTTTTTGGCTTCTTCATAGTGTTCATAATATGAAGTATCATGACCAGGATAGTCACCATCTTGATCATCAATACAATCACTGGCAAAATCTTCAAGACCTTGATCTGTTTTGCCAATGGCAACAGTTTCAACCCAAATATCTCGGTAATATTCTATTGCATTATTATCATTGTTTAAATCTTCAACCTCAATCCTGGTTAAAGGTCTTAAACTAAAACCTGTTGCACCCTTAAAGCCATCTTGATAATCAAATGTATCGTTTAAAAAATATATTTCATTATCTTTAATACCAACTGGTTTATTATAAATAGTTTCTATTCTATTTCTTACAGTTTCATTCATTTTAAATAAGCTCCTTGTCTAAAATGTTTTTTAGCGACTTTGATTGTAAAATCCTCGGTCCAATCAGCTGGATAATTTACACCAGCTGCGCTAGGTAATTTTTTACCATTTATAAAAACTCTACGACCTAAAAAAGAAACTAAACCCTTAATTTTATGGCCGTAGATGTTAACTATGGTAATGGTCATTATTGATCACCATCATTGATAATATTTTTTAATCTATCAATAATCAAAGATGCAACGCTTTCATTCGTTGCACCTGGAACAGACAACAATACTTCTTTATGTCGTCTTATGTATACTGACAGATTAAAATCAATCTTTGATAATTCATCAAGTTTTTGCATATTAGTCATAAATATACTCCTTTATAATACAATATATTATATATACTAAAATATTATATAAACAAAATAAAATATGACAGGTAGACCAAAAAAAAAGATACAGTGCCAGGCAAGAAGAAAATATGATGGTCAACAGTGCCAGGCTAAAGGTATATTGACAAAAAAAGGAAGTTATATTTGCCGATTGCATGGAGGAAAAAGCACAGGGCCAAAAACAATAGATGGCAAAATAAAAAGTTTAATGAAGTTAAAACAATTTAAGGAAAAAACATATGAAGAAATCGCAGAATATATTAAAAAAAATACACGAACAACTACAGTTGGGCCATTCATTGACAAGCATTTGTAGAGCCAAAGATATGCCAAATGTTAGCACTGTTTACGCCTGGATGAATGAAGATCCGGATTTAAAAAAATTAATATTAGAAAACAGAAGAATTGGAGCAATGACCTGGCTTGATAAAATGCAAGATCTATTAGAATCTGATGTTGAGCCACAACAGGTCCAATGGGCCAGGGAAAAGTTACACCATGCCAGGTGGATGGCTTCAAAACTTGTGAGTGTATTCAATGACAAGATTGTCCAGGAGAATATTGGAGAGCCACAAATAAAAATTGTGTGGGATGATGGCTATTCGGAGCATAAAGCCGATGACCTCGCACACACGTTAAGAAGTACGGACAAGGTTGACGATACAAAACATAACAAACCGAATGACAAAAGCAAAATAAATTAATAAATATTTGTATGTTTGTACTGTCCTGGTAACAGTACAATATTATAAATAGGATTATTAATATTTATTTTTGTATATATGCTTTGCGTATAGCAACCATTTTCTAGTGCCAGGATTGTATATTATGATGGGAGAAAAAGATACTCACGAACACATAGCCATGATTATGTGCGATGAAAAAACTAACAAAGTTATTATAGAAATAGATCGTTTCGATAACAAAGAGGATGCATTGAGTTTTGCAAAATTTATAGTGGCTGCCCTTGATTTGAAGTTGGTAGGCCCAAAAAGTATTGGAGAAACAGAACATTGAAGATTATCAAAATACCATATACGCCTAGACCACAACAGCGTATGCTACATGAAAAGCTGTCAAAATACCGATTCAGTGTAATCGTAATGCACAGAAGAGCAGGTAAAACTGTCTGGGCCATCAATCATCTAATAAAACTTGCCTTAACAAGTGGTAAAAAGAACTTTAGAGGTGCTTTTTTTAGCCCTACAAGGGTACAAAGTAAGTTAATAGGGTGGGATTACCTAAAAGAGTTTTCTAGGGTAATACCAGGCATGAAATACAACGAAACAGAATTAAGAGCAGACTTCCCAAATGGTGCAAGAATAACCTTGTTTGGAGCAGAAAATCCAGATGCCAGTCGTGGACAATTTTTTGACCAGGTCGTTTGTGATGAATACGCACAGATGGATGCAAGAATGTTTGCAGAAATCATAAGACCAGCGATTGCAGATCGTCTTGGATCATGTACGTTTATTGGTACACCAGCTGGTATGGGAAATAATTTTTATGATTTATTTGAAGAAGCAAAATCATTACCAGATTGGTATACTTGTGTATTTAAAGCAAGTGAAACAGGATTAGTAGCACCAGAAGAACTAGAATCAGCTAGAAAACTGATGACAGAGGATCAGTATGCACAAGAATTTGAGTGTTCTTGGACAGCAAATATATCTGGATCTATCTACGGAAAAATAATACAAAAAATGGAAGATGATAATCAAATATCAAACTTTCCATATGATCCTGGATACCCTGTTGATTGCTATTTTGATCTTGGCATAAGTGATAAAACTGTAATTTTGTTTACACAACAGATTGGTCGTGCCTTAATTGTCATAAATTGTTACGCAGATAGCAATAAAAGTCTTGACTACTACGCCAACTTTATACGAAAAACAGATTATAATATCCGTAATTATGTCTTTCCACATGATATAGAACAAAGAGAGCTTTCTACAGGACATAGTAGAAAAGAATACGCTTATTCTATGGGTATGTCGCCAATAAAAGTTTGTCCAAAATTGTCACTAGAAGATGGTATACATGCTGGTCAAATATTACTTGCGAAAACTTATATTGATAGACAAAAGTGTAAAGAATTTTTAGACGCTATGAAATGGTATCATAGAAAATGGATAGATAAATCAAGAATTTTCTCTAAACCTGTGCATGATCACAGTAGTCATTATGCTGACGCTTGGAGAACTTGTGCAGTTGCAATACAAGAACTAGATTTTAATGAAAATAAAAAACTAAATAAGTTTGCAATAGGCACAAACTATAACCCACTGGGAGAAAGGATGTAATATGGGATTTTTAAGACCGAAAGCACCAGTAATGCCTGTCTTACCAGCTGCTCCAAAGCCACCTGTTGCTATAACAGAGGATTTACCAGCTGATACAAAAAAAGACATTATAGATAAAATTAAAAAAAAATCTTCTGGGTATACTGATACTATTTTAACAAGTATGCAAGGTGACGAAACTGAAGCTGATACAAAAAAGAAAACTTTATTAGGAGCATAAATGGGAGCTAGTACAGGCAGAAGTAACAACAGATCTAACAATAACAACAACAATAATAATAACAATAACAACAATGTTAGTCCTGAAGTTAAAAAAGCAAAAAAAGTTGTAAAAGAAGCTCTTGGTATAACTGCTACAAGAGGTGGTTATATTGCAAGTAAAGCACAAAACCCAATTAGGTATGGTGGTGAAGCAAGTAAAATTACAAATGAATATTTAGTTTCTATTGGTGAAGCAAAAAGGACAGGTGGTGGAGGTTACATGCTTACATCAAAAGGGTATGAAATAAAATATGGATCATATACTCCTGGTGCTGTCCAAGATCCAGGCGCTATGGGATCTGGTGATCCTGGAGGTGTTATGTCATCTGTGCCTATATCAAAAAAAATGTTAGAAGAACAAAATAGAATAAAGTCGATAGCTTTGGCTGGTGCATCTGTAATAAATCCTGGTGCTGCTATAGTTAATACACCACTTCGTATGGCTGCAAATACAGCTAGTGTTGATGCAAATAATCCACAAGCAGCTGTTGATGAGTATTCAAGAATGTTTAGTGCAAAACAAAGAGGTCAACCATTTACAAGCAATAGAAATAATTTAGGTATGTTAAATCTTACAAAAAATAACAAACAAAAAGATCAGTTAGGACAATAAATGAATATAAGCGAATTACAAAATCAATATTCACAGTTAAAAAACAAAAGACAAAACTGGGAAAGTCATTGGCAAGAAATAGCTGACTTTGTTTTACCAAGAAAAGCTGATGTAAATATTGACAGAACAGAGGGCGATAAAAGAACAAATAGAATATTTGATGGTACTGCCCTACATGCTTCTGAATTACTATCATCATCACTACATGGTATGCTTACAAATGCAGCTACTCCTTGGTTTAGTATGCGTTTTAAAGACGATAATCTTGCATTAGATGAAGAAAGTAGAGAATGGTTAGAAGCAAGTACAAGACAAATGTATATTGCTCTTAACAGATCAAATTTTCAACAAGAAATACATGAGTTGTATGTAGATTTAGTAGTTTTTGGCACAGCATGTATGATGATCGAAGAAGATGATGAAAAACTTATAAGATTTTCTACAAGACACATAAAAGAAATATACATAGCAGAAAATGACAAAGGTTTTGTAGACACAATACATAGATCTTTTAAAATGTCTGCAAGATCTGCTGTTAAAAGATTTGGTGATGCAGTAGGTAAAAGAATTTTTGCTATAGCAGAAGAAAATCCTTACGATGAAATAGAATTACATCATTGTGTAAAACCAAATGACCAATTTAATCCGTACAAAATGGATAACAAATCAATGGCATTTGTATCAATTTATTACGATAACGAAGATGGACACATAATCAGTATTTCTGGTTTTGAGGAGTTTCCATTTGTCATACCAAGATGGCTAAAATCATCTGCTGAAAGCTGGGGTAGATCGCCATCTATGATTGCTTTGCCAGATATAAAAATGCTAAACAGAATGGCAGAAACAACAATCAAAGCAGCACAAAAAATGGTAGATCCACCTTTGCTTGTACCAGATGATAGTTTTGTTTTACCTGTAAGAACACAGCCAGGGGGTTTAAATTATTACAGATCTGGCAGTAGAGATAGAATTGAGCCATTAAACATAGGTGCAAACACACCTGTTGGTATAAATCTAGAAGAACAAAGAAGAGGTGCTATACGCCAGGCATATTATGTTGATCAGTTTCTTATGCAACAAGATGTGCGTATGACAGCAACAGAAGTTATGCAGCGTAATGAAGAAAAAATGCGTTTGTTAGCTCCTGTTTTGGGTAGGATGCAATCTGAAATGCTACAACCACTTATAACAAGATGTTTCAATATATTACTTCGTAAAAAAATGTTACCTGTACCACCAGAAAGTCTACAAGGACAAACAATAGACATAGAATATGTTTCTCCATTAGCTAGATCACAAAGAACAGGTGAAATACAAGCTATTTTACGATCATTAGAAATTATTGCACCACTTGGTCAATCAATGCCTGTTATGGATTACATTGATTCAGATAAACTTGTACAACATATAACTGATATTTTAGGTGTGCCTAAAAAAGTTTTACGTTCTGGACAAGAAGTGGAACAAATTAGAGCAGAAAAAGCACAAGCGATGCAAGAACAAGCTGAAATACAACAAGCACAGCAACTTGCAGAAGCTGGAGGTAAGGCAGCACCTTTGTTAAAAGCATTAAATGAGTAAAAAACAAGAAGATATAATAAAAGAAATTAAACAAGCATATATGATAACCTTTTCCTCTAAAGAGGGTAAGATTGTACTAGAGGATTTAGAAAAAAGAACTGGTGTACACAACACTACTTTTGACAAAGATCCATATGTCAGTGCTAATTTAGAGGGTATGAGAGCTGTAACTTTATTTATTAAACAAATGTTAGAGGAGAAAAAATGACAGAAGAACAGGCAACTGTTGTAGATCAACAGTCTGAACAAACTGCAACAGAAACTCAAACTGATACACAACCACAAAGTTTTGTATCAAGTTTACCAGAAGATTTACAAGGTGAAGCATCCTTACAAAGTTTCCAGGATGTAGGACAACTTGCAAAAAGCTATGTACATTCACAAAGAATGATTGGCCAAGACAAGATTGCTATACCAGGTAAAAATGCAACAGAAGAAGATTGGAAACAAGTTTATCAAAAACTTGGTGTGCCAGAATCTGCTGATAAATATGAAGTAAAATATACTGTGCAAGAGGGTGCAAGTGATCAACCTGTAAAAGATTTTTTAGGTCATGCACATAAGATGGGTTTATTACCACATCAAGCACAAGGTATTTTAGATTATTATACGCAACTAGAAACAACTGGTAGAGAAGAAATAAATAAACAAAACGCATTGAGCTTACAAAACTCACAAGAACAATTAAGAAAAGATTTTGGTTTAGCTTACGACAAAGAAGTTGGTAAAGCTAACACAATGTTTAATAAATTTTTTCAGAATGAATTAAAAGATGTTACTCTTGCAGATGGAAGTAATATTTTAAATCATCCAGGTTTTGTAAAATCATTGGCAAAACTATCAAATAGTTTTACAGAAGATAATATTAGTGG